ATTCTATCGAAAAGATGCTCATGGTTTGGAATAAATCTAAATCTATTACCTCCGAAGCTCAAGGTATTGCTGTTATATCAACAGCTCTACGTGAGTACTTCTTTTATGGAGAAAAAATTTTTGAAGAAAAAAGAATTTTACTTCAAAAATTAGTTAAAGATTTAGAATGGGAAATATGGGTTGAGGATTCCACATTTCCAACATATAATGATTTGGTAACACAATTCATAACTAGTTCCAAAAAATGTGTCAGTTTTGATACATACTTCGCTGATAGAGGTTTTTAATATTATTTTAACCTCTTTAAAATTTTAATCTATCGTCCTGATTAAAATAAAATTTAAAAATATAAAACTCACAAGCGAAGCGCTTGTGTCTGCACGGATTCTTACTCATATAAGTATCGTTTACATGTCTCTCGTAGTGTAAGTGAGTGGGATGAGGCCTATGACTATAAGCCTACCTTTAAGGTGGTAAAGGTGCAGGATAGTTGGACTTTAACTATATGTATTCTACTACGTTTCAAAATAAAGCTGAGAATCTTCAAACTTCTCAAATGGTTCCGAGCGTTCTCGGAACAATATGTAAAAATGATCCAGACACTTGCTGCTATTATTACGATTCTAATCAATCTGTTCGCTGTATTCGAATGATGGATTATTGTTGTGATGAATGTCATGCTGAGATCATTTATGATATTATGTCGGATGAAATGTTCACTGTTCAAAGTTCTGAGGAAATCAGACCTGTTGAAGGTGAACAAACATCCGAACAAGTTAATGTTGGATTTGATGATCAGGAAAATATTTCTGTTTCCATGAATCCTGTCACTAACATTATTTATAAACCAACAATGAGTCAAAATGCTGAAATATCAAAATTTCTTTCACGACCTGTCAAAATTCATGTTACGAATTGGACAATTGGAGGAACTGTTGATACTAGTTTTAGCCCATGGCACTTGTTTTTTAATCATACTTCTATTAAGAAGAAAATCGATAATTATGCTTTTATCAGATGTGATTTACATCTAAAGTTTATGATCAATGCTTCCCCATTTTACTATAGTGCTATTATTGCATCTTATAATCCAATGGGTGGTAATTTTGGATCTGCTGATTTACCAGGTTCAAGTGCAAGCCAATTGGTTGGCTATTCACAAAGACCTAATGTCATTTTGTATCCTCAAACTTCAGAAGGTGGTGAATTGGTCTTACCTTTCATATATCCATATGAATGGTTAAGATTAACAAGCTCAACTGATTTACAACAGATGGGTGCATTAACATTGGATTCTTTTACAACTTTGAGATCTGCAAATTCAATTGCAGGTACGAGTGTTGATATCCAAGTCTATGCATGGGCCGAAAATGTTGTTCTAAGTGGATTGACTGTTGATTTAGCAGTTCAATCTGATGAATACCATAAAGGACCTGTCTCAAAACCTGCAAGTGCTATAGCACGTGCAACTGGTTTACTTGAGAAAGTACCTGTTATTGGTCCATATATGACTGCAACCTCAGTTGCTGCTGATGCAGTTGCTAATATTGCAAGTCTTTTTGGTTATACCAAAGTGCCTGTAATTGATAACGTTCAAGCATTTAAAAACTTACCATTTCATGGTTTAGCTACTGCTGAAATAAGTGATTGTACTGAAAGATTATGTATTGATTCAAAAAATGAATTAACCATTAATAACACTGTTATTGGTGATAATTGTAATGATTCTTTGAATTTGAGCACATTTGTTCAACGTCCCAGTTATTTAACATCATTCACTTGGCAAGCCAGTGATGCTGCGGATACATTATTATGGAATTCGTATGTTACTCCTTTTATGTCAGTGACATCTACTGGTACCGGACAAACAATTGTCAATGGTACGCCTATGTGGGTTGTCTCTAATCTTTTCGATTATTGGAGAGGAGATATAATCTTTGATTTCAAAGTTCTATGTTCACAATATCATAGAGGAAGACTACGAATTTCATGGGATCCTGTTGGTGATATTGCAAACACTACTGATTCATCTACTGAAGTTTATACTTCTGTTGTTGATATAACAGAGAACACAAATGTTTCAGTTCGAGTACCTTACTGTCAGCGTACTGCTTACCAGAAAATTCCTTCTGATTTAACTGCAAGTATTTTTCAAACAACTGCTTTATCTAAAGATACTTCTGATACGGTAAATGGTATTTTAACTGTTCGTGTTTTGAATGAACAAACATCTCCTGTTGCCTCTGCTGATATAGTTGTACTTGTTTCAGTTCGTGGAAGTGATAATCTTGAATTTGCAGCACCTAAGGAAGTTCCAAGTGATCTTTACTATTTTACTGTTCAAAGTGGGGAATCTTTAAATTCACCCAAAACAGTAGATTTTGGTGGAGCATCATCTGTTGATAAAAATATCAATCTTGTTTACATTGGTGAAAAAGTTGTTAACTTACGATCTTTAATGATGCGTTGTAATCAAACTTTGGTAGAACCCGAAGTTGTTCCAACA